CGTGGCTGATCTTACCGCCGTTCCATCGCAGTTCGACTTCACAATGCCGTCTGGCGACAGCCGGACGCTGCGGGTCAAGTGCGTCGGAACCAACAAGCTGCCGTTCTCGTTGGCGGAAGTCAACGCGGCGCGCTGGCAGCTTGCGCGGAACTCCCGTGGACCCGGCATGATCGAAAAGACGCTCGGTGCGGGCATCGAGATCGTCCAAGACGGAGACGACTGGTATATCGACGTGGAACTGCTGCCTGCGGACACGGAGACCTATAAAGGCGACTACTATCACGAATGCGAAGTCCGGTTCACGGACGGAGCGGTTCTGACGCCCTACGCAGGAACGGCGACCATCGTAGAGGACTTGAACAACTGATGCCTGTCACCCTTCGCCCTCAAGACGACAGCGGCAGCGTCGCGAACTCCAACACCTACATCGACGAAGTGTGGATGACGGAGTATCTGGAAGAAGCCGGATACGACGTGTCCGAGTTCGCAGACGACGATGACAAGAAGGTTCATCTGGTCCGCGCTTTCCGCTACATGAACACCCGGTTCGGCTACAAAGGCGAGCCGGAGAGCCGGGACATGTCGTCGGCCTTCCCGCGCTACGATCTGACGGATCGCAACGGCAATCTGGTCATGGGGATCGCGCTGCCGGTGAAGCAAGCGCAGGCCGAGTATGCGTGGCTGTCCAAGACGCTCCCGGACGGCCTGAACCCGAACCCGACGCGGGATGCGTCCGGTGCGCGGGTCACGCAGATCAGTGAGCGCGTCGGCCCGATCAGCGAGAGCAAATCGTTCGCGGCGGGTGGCAGCTACGACAAACCGGAGTATCCGGTCCCCGACAGCATCCTCCGGGCTGCCGGGTTCATCATGACGGGCGGCCAGATCGTCCGGGGATAAAGAGCGTGACGGAATACACTTCCGCCATCGACCTAGCGGCCCGCCTGATTATCAAGAAGGGCCGCGAAGTCTACTTCCGACACATGCTGTCGGAGCCGAAGTCGGGGGAACCCTCCGGCCCGGACGATGAGCCGTGGGAGAAGGGTCACGCCGGTCATCACGACCAGAAGCTCAAGATGGTCTTCCTCGACTACGAGCAAAAGGAGATCGACGGCACGAACATCAAGTCGGGCGACAAGCAAGTCCTGATGTTCGCGAAGGGCGTCAAGTATATCCCGAACACGTCGGACAAGCTCGTCGAGCTTCCGAAGCACGGCGGCAAGTCGTGGAACATCATCGACGTGGAGTCGCTGCAACCCGGCGAAGAAGTCGTCATGCACACCCTGCAAGTGAGGCGCTGATGTCGTATACGCCTGCACAAGCACGTCGCTGGATACTGAAAACCTTTCAGGCGACATGGGCCGACCCGGATAAAGGGTGGCGCGGTCTCGTCGATGCGAAAGGCGAGCCGATCCCCTTGGACGTAGAACCGGAGATCGACTGGGACAATATCGAAGACCCTGATACGCCGGACGTAACAGAGCCGCATCTGTTCATGTATGTCAGGCACTATGGGTCAAGTCCGTCCACCATCGGAGGCGAGACTCGGAAGATCACGACCCGCCGTGGCTTCGTGCTGGCAAGGGTTTGGGTTCCTTCCGGGTATGGCTTGAAAACCGCCGACGCCATCAGCTACGTTGTCAAGACTGCTTTCGAGCGGAAGCGCGGCGTGGGAGACGGGCACGGGATCATTTTCCGGGCGTGGCGGCCTACCGAAGCGGGGCCGCAGAAGAACGGCACCTTCCTGACCGTCTCGACGGTCGATTTTGAATACGACGAGATCACAGGGGTCTAAGACGATGGTCAACAAGGTTGACGCCAACTTCACCGGCCTGCGCTACGCCAAGGAAGTGCAGGGCCAGCCCGGCGTCCTTCCCGGCGAGGAAGGCAACGGCGGAGCGCCGATCTGGCACGAGATCGAACCGAACAGCTACAGCGACTTCGGTGCGGAGATCACGACCACGGCCCGCTCGCCGATCACCGCAGGCCGTCAGAAGAAGAAGGGCCGCGTCACCGATCTCGACGCCAGCGGCGGCTTCCAGATCGACTTCACCGGCAACAACATGGTGGGTCTGCTGGACACCTTCATGTTCGCCGACTGGCGCACCGCCGCGACGCGCGACCGCTTCGAGAGCGTCACCGCCGCGACCGACCGCTACACGAAGACCGGCGCGTTCGGCTCGGGCTTCGCGGCTGGCGATCTGATCTTCGCGTCGGGCTTCGTCATCGACGCCAACAACGGCCTCAAGTCCGTCGTCGGCGTCAACGCCGACTACCTGACGGTCAACGACGGTCTGGTGGATGAAGCCGCCACCGTCACGCCCGCCGATCTCGCGGGCTACGTCTTCGGCGTGACCATCGCGGCCGACGCCGACAACGGCTACGTCGATGACGTGGAAGTCAGCTACACCGCGACCGATGGCGATGCCATCGACGACGTGGGCACCGCGCTCGTCGCGGCGCTGGCGGCGCACACCCCCACTGTCACCGCCACCTACACGGCCGGAACCGACATCGTGGAGATCGCCGCTGGCGAGAACGCCGGGGCCAGCGCCATCACGGCGACCGTCACCGATCCGCAGGGCTACGTCCAGTCGGGCATGGCCCCCACGGTCTCGGCCACGGGTGCTGCGGGCACCGCTCGCACCGTGGACCTGACGCCTGCCGAAGCCGCCGTGGACTACATCGAATACGGCAAGGTGCAGAAGGTCGGCATCCAGACCGCCGCTGGCGATCTGGACGTGGACGCCAGCACCGATCCGGCGCACCCGGCGCTGACCAGCACGACGCTGGACTTCACGACGCTGGGCCTGATCCCCGGTCAAGCCGTCTACATCGGCGGCGACGCCTCGCTGACCCGGTTCACGTCGGCTGGGAACAACGGCTTCGCGCGGGTCCACGCCGTCACCGCCAACCGTCTGTCGTTCGACAAGACGCAGAACACGATGGTCAACGAGGCCAACGCCGCGCAGACCGTTCGCCTGTTCTTCGGCGATCTCATCAAGAACGAAAACGACCCGGAACTGATCGTCACCAAGACGGTCCAGTTCGAGCGGAAGGTCGTCGTCGGCTACGAATACCTGATGGGTTCGCACGGCAACGAACTGACGATCAACATGGCGACCGCCGACAAGATCACGGTGGACATGGGCTTCGTGTCGTTCGACAGCGATCCGACCGAGACGCGGAAGCCGGGCCAGTTCCCCGCCATCCGCACCGCGCCGGAAGCCTTCAACACGACCAGCGATGTCGTCCGCATCAGGGCGTCGAAGCAGGGCAGCGCCTCGCCGCTGTTCGGGTTCGTGCAGGAGATGTCGCTGTCCATCAACAACAACGTCGAGCCGTTGAAGGCCATCGGCGTTCTCGGGGCCTTCGACGCCAGCATTGGCGACTTTGAAGTCACCGGGGACATCACCGCCTACTTCAACGACATCGAAGCGGTGCAGGCCGTCCGCAACTCGGACTCGCTGTCCATCGACTTCGCGCTGGCCTTCGACAATCAGGGCTGGTGGTTCGACGTGCCGCTGTTCACCGGCTCCAACGGGATGCTGAACGTGGAGAAGGACGCCGCAATCACCATTCCGGTCGGCATCGAAGCGGCCGAAGACCAAGACCTGCACACCACCCTGATCGTGTGCTGGTTCCCCTACCTGCCTTCGGTGGCGATGGCCTCCTAACCGGGCTTGCCAGCCTCCTATACGCTGGGTATGTTGAGGGCCGCTCCTGACCGGGGCGGCCCTTTTCACGTCACCATCACAGGACATGCCCAGTGACGCAGCAAGCAGCTTTCAACCCATTCGCGCAGTATGAAGTCAACGAGGACTTGGAAACTGCGGGCGTCTGGCTCGTCGATCCGTTCCATCGGATGCGCGTCGCTCGCGCGGGCGGCCGGAACACGAAGTTCAACACGATCTACGAGGCGCTGACGAAGCCGTATCGTCGCGCCATCCAGACGAAGACCCTGCCCAAGGACATCGACCTCGAACTGTCGCGGGAACTCTACGCCAAGGCGGTCATCACCGGCTGGTCCGTGGCCGAGACGGAGGCCGACGACAAGGGCCGTCGCAAGGCCAAGCGCGACGAGAAGGGCGAGATCGTCTGGATCGACGGCAAGATGTATGACCCGGTGACGTTCGAGATCATCGACGTGACCGTGGAGAAGATCATCGAGACCTTCCGCGTCAAGCCGGAACTCTACACCTACGTCGTCGAGCGCGCCAACGACGTGACCACCTTCCGCGACGAGGACGCGGACGAAGCCGACGTGGGAAACTAACCGCGTTCCTCGAATACCGCTTCAAATACGGCGACAATGAAAAGTCGATGATAGAACAGTCGCTAAAGGGTCACGGCAGATTGCCGGACCCGATAGCGAATGCTCCTGAACTCTGGCCTTGGTTGTCGCCGTATTACAGCGCCTTTGAAGAACTGCTTTCGGACGCCCGCATCGACGGCATGTCCGGGGAACGCAGTCTCATTCCGTGGGCCTCCATCGACAGGTATGCGAAGCGTCACGCCGATGGCGTCGGACGTGATTTTTCGCTGCTGCTGCTGTATATCCGGGCACTGGACTTCAAGCACCGGAAGCTCATCAAGGACAGCAGGCCGAAGCCGCCGCCGGGCGGTGGAAAAACGGGCAAGCCCGCTTCTGCACCCAAGAGGACACCGCCGCGACGAAGACGGTAATCGGAGGCCGCCATGGTCAGTCGCGTTGGCTCGAACCAGTTCAGCAAGAGGCTCCGGCTCCGGTCGGACAGGTTCGAGAAGAACGCAGGCGGCATCGTCAAAGACGCCGCGTGGGCCAGCCTCTCCGCCATGGTAGCGGATACTCCAATCGACACGTCGCGAGCGGTGTCCAACTGGCTCGTTACTCGGGATGGGCCTTCGGCCGACTTCATCCCGGCCCACGTTCCCGGCAAAAAAGGGTCCACCGCCTCCCTATCCGTGGCCGAGACTTTGGCGCACGGCCGGGCCGAGATCGAGATGTTCGACATCCGCCGGGACCGCGACTTGTTTATCACGAATAACACCCCGTATCTTCGCTTCAACCAAGGCTCCGCGCTGACCGCATCAGGTCAACGCGCAGCCCGATCAGCACTCGTCGGGGCGAAGTTGTTCAACTAATGGCCGAAGAAGTCTTCAAGGTCAGGTTTACGCAGGATGGTGCGAAGGAGATTGTCCGCTCCTTCGACGACATGATCCGTGGCGCAGACGATGCGGAAGACGCAGCCAAGAAGCTCGTCAAAGCGACCAATGATGTCCGGCGCGCAGCGGACCCCGCCCAGCGAGCCTATGACAAGCTCGCCGGTTCGATGCACACGTTGCAGCGGGCGGAACAAGCCGGGATCATCTCGGCGAGCGAACGTATGCGGGTGCAAGAGCGCCTGACCATCACGTCGCAGGCGCAGCTTCGCCCGATCAACACGCTGATCTCGAAGATCGGCGAGGAAACGAAGGCGTGGGGCCGATCCAACACGGAGCGTCAAGCGACGCTGCGGACGATCAGCCAAGTCGAAGGCATGATGCGTCGCGGCATCGCCGTGACCGAACAAGAACGGCAGGCAATCCAGCAGGCCAACACCGCCTACTATGAGAAGCGGGAGGGGCTGCGCGCAGCGGCCGAAGCTGAACAACGACTGGCGACCGAAGCCAAGAGGGCGGCGGCTGAACAGGTCACGGCAGCCAACCGGGTGCAGCGCGAGAACGCGCAACTCCTGTCCAGTTACGAACAGACCTTCCGCAACTCGGGCACGGCCGTAGAGTCGGCCATGGCGAAGCACGAAGCCGCCATTGACGGGGCGTCCGACGTTTATAGGCGCGGCGTCATCAGCGCGCAGCAACTCGCCGAAGTCGAAGGGCGTCTGACGCGCCAGTTCGCCGAACAGATCGACCCGACGCAACGTCTGGCCCGGATGACGCGGGAGCGGGCGCAGTATCTCTCCGGTCTCGCCAACAGCGGGCGCAATCTGGCGCAGGTAGAGCGCGAGCTTGCCCGGCTCGACGCGCAGGGGATCACGGTCGGCGCGGCGCGCATCCGTCAACTGCGGCAGGAAGCGCAGGCGGTGGACCGGCTGCAAAACGGCTACGAGAGCATCGGCCGACTGCAAACGCTCTTGAGCCGGGTTGTCGGCGGCGTCGGGCTGGGGATGGCGGCTGCCTTCTTCACGCGGTCGTTGGATGATGTCACGACCTACAACAACCGGCTGCGACTGGTGGCGACTTCGCAGGAGAACGCCAACCGGCTGTTCGACGAGGCCGTTGGCATCGCCAACAGGTCGCGCTCCGCGCTGGGCGACGTGGTGGAGGCATACGGTCGGATCGCGCGTTCGACCCGTGATCTCGGGCTGTCGCAGCAAGACGCCCTGAACATCACGGAAGCTGTCACGAAGTCCTTCCGCATCTCCGGGGCGTCAATCCAAGAGGCGTCCGCATCGGCGGTTCAGTTCGGTCAGGCCCTCGCGTCGAACCGACTGGGCGGTGACGAACTGCGGTCGATCCTCGAACAGGCTCCGCGTTTGGCGCAGGCTGTCGTGGACGGTATCAACCTGCTGAACACGACCGACCCTTCGACGCTGCCGAAGAAGCTGCGCGACGAGATCGCCAAGACCGGCCGCATCTCCATCGGCACGATGCGCCAGATCGCCAAGGAAGGTCTGCTGACCAGCGATGTCGTCGCCCGTGCGGTGATGACGCAGCAGGACGCGATCAACAGCGAGTTCGCCCGGACGATCCCGACCATCGGGGAGAGCTTCGTCGTCCTCAAGAACAACTGGCTCGCCTTCCTGAACGACTTCAACAAGGGTAGCGGCGTCGCGCAGATCATCGCGGGCGGCATCATGCTCATCGGCCGCAACATCGAGACGATCATTCCAATCGCGGCAGTTCTCGCCGGAATGATCGGCACGGTGTTCGTCGTGAAGACTATTCAGGACTTCGTGAACATCCTTCGGGCGGTGCCCGGATGGATCGGCGTCGCCACGGCCGCAACGCAGGCGAACACCGTAGCGACTGGCGCGAACACGGGCAGCGTGGTCGGGCAGACCACGGCGGTCGGCGCGAACACCGGGGCGATCATCGCCGAGACGGAGGCCCTGCTGGCGAACTCGGCCGCGCAGGGGGCCAATGCGGGCGCTCGGACGGGGGCAGCAGCGGCTGGAGCGGCTGCCGGGGCCGGACGGGTCGTCCAAGGCGGCGGAGCGGCCGTCACGGGCGTAGCGAACGGCATGGCGGCTGCTGGCGTGGCCGCCGCTGCGGCTACCCCGAAGGTGACAGCCCTGACCCGCGCCACCACCGGCCTTGCTGTCGCCGGACGGGCGGTCCTCGTGGTCTTCGGTTCGATCCTCGCGTTCGCCGCGTCCTTCGCTGTCGCCTTCACGGCCGCGCTGGGTGTGGTGATCGGTCTTTGGGCGCTGCTGCGCGACAAGACCGATGACGCGAAGGAACAACTGCTGATCTACGGCGAAGGCACGACGCAGAAGGCGCTCAAGGGCCAAGTAGGCTTCTTCAACGTCGTCGGCGGCCTGTGGGATACGCTGCGCGGGAAGACCGACGAGATCACCGCGTCGCAGATGGAGAGCAACCGTCAGGTGACGGAAGCTGGGATCACGGATGCCGTTGAACTGACCGAAGCGCAGATCGCGGCGCAACAAGCCACGCTAGATGCGACGGCGCAGAACTCGGCCGCGACCTATTCCATCTACGCCAACATGAACGAAGGGATCGTCAAGGACTTCATCGGTCTGGTTGGCAACTTCGTCACGGGTCTCGACTACATCAAGAACGCTTTCATCGCGTCCATGAATGTCGTCGGCGCTGTTGCGTCGAACGTGTTCAACGCCATCGGCAGCCGGATCGCGCAGTTCTACAACGAGCGCATCCTGCCGATCCTGAACGCAGCCAAGGCGGTCGGCATCGGCCCCGGCGGCACCGCCATGGGAACCGGCAACCGGCAAATCGACATCGGGGCGCTGGCACAGACCGAGTTCACGGCGGCTGGTCAGAATGCGGCGAATACGGGTGCCCGGACGCAAGAGCGTCTGGCACGGTCGATCCTGTCCAATGCCGCCCGTTCGCAGGGCGCAGGCCGCGCCGGGCTGGAAGGCGCTACCACTCCGAACCTGCCGGGCGGTGGGGGTGACGATGGCAAGAAAGGTCGCAAGGAAGCGGACACGCTGATGCGCGCCTATCGTCAGCTTCGCGACGAACTGAACCCGCTGCTTAAGATCACCGAAGACTACGCGGCCGATCAAGCGACGCTGAACGACGCCATGGCGCGCGGCATCATCAACGTCGAGCAACACGCTGACCTGATGGGCCGCCTGACGGCGCGCTACAACGACGCCATTGATCCTCTGTCCAAGTATGTCCGCGAGACGAATGCCGAACTGGCGATCCTGCAACTGGCGCAGGGCGAGCGCGAACTGGCGACCGCCGTCATGGAGCGGGAGCGCGCGGAGCGTGATCGCCTGCGCCGGGAACTGACGGCCGACGAAGTGGCCCGGATCACCGAGATCGAATCCATGCGGATCGCGGCAGAGCGCCGGGCCGCCATGGTGGACGGCATCATGGACGCCGCCCGCGCCCGTGAGATCGAACTGGGCCAGATCGGCAAGACCCCGCAACTGATCGAAGCCGAGAACCGGGCGCGCGGCTATCTGGACGAAGCCCTCAAGAACAACGTGCAGGGTGCGGAAGCCCTGTTCGAGCAAGCAGTCCAGCAAGAGCTTGAGTTCATCCGTCTCCGTGACGCAGGCCGTCGCGTGGATGAGATGTATCTGTCCATGACGGAAAGCAGCCGGACGCTGGCGCAAGACACCGCCGCGCTGAACATGCTGTTCGGAGACGGACGGATCAGCCTCGAACGCTACAACCGCGAGCTTCGCAATCTCGCTTCTGCTGACTTGGCCGACAATACGGATCGCACCGCCGGTATCGAGCGGTCCATCATCTCGCTCAAGAACCGCACGGAAGACATGGCGTCCGGCGTGGAGACGGCGTTCAACAACGCCTTCCAGTCGATTGAGGACGGTTTCGCCGGTCTGTTCGCGGGGGCAGAGTTCGACGCCCAGCAGTTCTTTAGCAACATCGCGTCCGACGCCGCCCGTGTCTTCTATCGCGCTGCCATTGATCCGCTCGTGTCGAAACTGGGCGCGAGCATGGGAATGACCGGGTTCGCGGATCAGGCGACGGCGACCGCGCAGGCTGCCGCTACGCAGACAGCCGTGGAGGCGCAGAAGACCGCCATTGCGATGCAGGGCGAACAGACCCGCGCGTCGCTGGCGTCACTGACCGCGCCTACACAGATCGCGACGGCCGGGACGATCCAGACGGCAGCCGAGACAGCCAAGACGACGGCCACGGGTGCAGGCGTCGCGGCGCGCACCGGAATCGAGAGCGGAGCGGTCGGAGCTATCGCCGGGATCAAGGGGGCGGAAGTCGCCACCCACGCCGGAGCCGAGACCGCCAAGACCGGCGCGACGGCGGCCGGGGCTGCGGCGCGCACGGGGGTCGAAGCGGCAGCCGCCGCGACGACGACCGGCTTCAATCTGGCATCGACCCTCCAAACGGTCGGCATGAACGCCGTGAAGGCGGCCACGGGCGCTTACGCGGCTATCGCCTCCATCCCGGTCGTCGGACCCATCCTTGCGCCTGCTGCGGCGGCTGCGGCGCTGGCTGGCGTGTATGCGCTGGGCCGGTCGGTCTTCTCGGCGCAGGACGGCTTCGGCAGCGTCCCCTACGACGGCGCGATGACCGAACTGCACAAGGAAGAAATGGTGCTTCCGGCGCAGTATGCGAACCCGCTCCGCGATCAACTGGTTGACGGCACCTTCGGCGGCGGGCAATCGCAGACGAACGTCGAAGTCCCCATCAAGGTCGTCAACGTGACTGATCCTGACGAAGCTGTCGCGGCTATGGATAGCCCCGGCGGTGAACAGGTGGTGATGAACATTATCCGGCGTAATCCCTCCACGATCAACGCCCTGCTTCAAGGATCGAGCTAATGGCTCTGGAATGGTTTGACGGTTTCGATCAGTATGGCCCGACTGTCGCGCGCCTGCTGGATGGCGTCTACGCGGAGTATGAGGGTGTGACGCTCTCGACGGCGAACCCGCGCACTGGCGTTCGTCACCTTCGTATCAGCGCCGGTTCTAACGATGCGGGCGTTCGCCGGGTGCTGTCTACTCCGACAACTGCCTTCGGGCTGGGCTATGCCTTCTCCATTACGTCGCTCCCGACTGACGTAAACAGCTTCGCGCTTATGCAGGCGCGGAACAGCAACAATACGCCCGTCTTCACCGTCCTCGTCGGACCCAGCGGCGACGTGTATATTCGGAACGGCGGCCGTAACGGCGCGGTGCTGGAACACTACGTCAACCCCGCTGTCTTCGCCAACTCGTATCAGCACTTCGAGATGAAGTTCGACGACGGCTTCAAGGTCTGGCTTAATGAAGTCCTCATCATCGACAGCATCGCAGTTCCGTCCGGCATCTCCGGCGGTAACACCGTGGCGTCCGTGAAGATCGGCAACGGCGGCTATCCTCTAACGGGGGCGATGTTCACTTGGGACGTGGACGATCTGTTCTGCTACAACCTGACCGGCACCGACAACCTTGGCCCTATCGGGGACTGCAAAGTCTACACCCGGTTCCCGGACGCCGATGGTCCGACGCAGGACTTCGCGCCCAGCGTCGGCACGGACGCCTTCGCCATGCTGGATAACGTGCCTCCGCAGGACGGCACCGAATACCTGACGGCGACCGGCCTTGAGCCGCTGCCGAAGCGGTCAGACTTCACCCTGCCCGATCTCCCGCTTGAGATCGTCGAAGTGAAGGGCGTCCTGCTGGCGACCCGCATGTTCAAGACCGACGCCGGTTCCGCCAAGGTGGTTGCGGGGGTCGTCTCGGACGCGGTAGAAGCGGCGTCCGGGGAGCATTCGCTGGGGCAGGCCCCGGTCTGGTTCAGCGACGTGTTTGACACCGATCCGGGCACGGCCGGGCCGTGGTCGCTTTCCACCGCCAACGACATCACCGTTTTCATCGAACGCTCGGAATAAGGACTTCGCACCATGGCCGCCGGTCAAATCACCGTTCTGGATGTCGCCCTCGAAAAGCTGACGGATGGCACCTTCGATCTGGACAACGACGCCTTCAACGTCGTGCTGCTGACGGACGATCAGGCGCTCACCGCCGCCTTCGTCGGCACGTCCGGGAACGCCCAGTATTCCGATCTGACCAACGAGACCACCGGACCCGGTTATACCGCCGAAGGTGAACCCTTGGCCGGTGTCCAGTGGACCCGCGCCGGGTCGGTTGTCAGTCTCACCGCCACGGCGACTGCGTGGACCGCGCTGACGGCCGGGATGAAGTATGCCGTCATCATCAAAAACGAGGCGGGCACCCTGACCCATATCCTCGCCTACGTCGATCTTGAGACTGGCGATCCGGCCGGGCGCTCGTCGAGCGGCGGCGACTTCGTGATCAACTGGACCGGCGGTCTGTTCACCCTGACGCGCGCCGCTTAAGGACTGCGATCATGGCTCTTGTCCTGATGGAGGGTTTCGACCTTCTAACCACGACCCAAACCATCGCCAAGTATCCATTGAGCCAAGATTTTTCTGCGGCCATGGTGGCGGGTCGCTTTGCGCCGGGCCAAGGGTTCCGTCCCGGCCCGAACAACCAGAATGGCTACTTCGCGACTTCCTTTACTGGCATGGCCGCGATGTCCGTGGGGCTGGGGCTTAGTTTTCCGGTGTCGCGTTGTGGTGCGGGTTTCTCGGCCCTTCGGTTCTTGACATCAACCGACGCCCGTCAATGTGGAGTGGGCTTCAAGGACGACGGATCAGTCATCATCGCGGGAGGCGCGAGCGGAACGACGATTTTGGCTACGTCCGCTCCCGGTCTCGTCTCTAGCTTGGTCTGGTTCTACATCGAAGTCGAGCTTGTCCTGCATGACACTACCGGCCGTATCTCCGTCTTCGTGAACGGAGCCAAAGTCGTCGAAGTAACCGGAGCGGACACGAAAGGACAAGCATCTGCGGTTGTCGAGCGCCTACAGGTCACGGCGAGTGGAACTAACCTTGGCGTCAGCGAAGGTTTCTCCATGGACGATCTATACATCACCAACACCGCCACCCGTCTCGGCGAGAGCCGTATCCATGTGCTTACGCCAACCGGCGATGATACAGCGCAATGGACGCGCTCGGCGGGGGCGACGAACGCAAGCTGCGTTGACGAGGCCCCGACAAACACGACCGACTATGTGGCGTCGTCCACGGTTGGTCATCAAGACCTGTATACCCTCTCCGATCTGCCATATTCGCCGGGGACCATCCACGCTGTCCAGACCAGAATGTTCGCGGTGAAGGACGATGCTGCGACGCGAACTATCCGGGCCAATCTCAAGTCGGGAGCGACGACGGCAAACGGCAGCGACTTCGGTCTGTCAGCGTCCTACGCCCAAAAGGTAGACCTGTATGAACTGGACCCGAACGGCAACGTCCCGTGGACGACTGACGCGGTGAACGCGCTCCTGTCAGGCCCGGAAGTGAGGGTCTGATCCCATGGCCGAGTCGAGGGTATCGACACACGCCATTGAAGTTCTGAACTCGGGTGGCGTATCTAACGCCCGCGTATCGACGCATGGCGTCGAAGTTCTGATCAGCGAACAGCTTGAAGCGGACGTTCTCGACGACCCTCACTGGGCCAACGTCGTCTTGCGGCTGCGGTTTGATGGCGCGATACTGGATGACACAGGTCGGCACACTGATTGGATCGGTGACGCCAACGGCCTGCCATACATCTCCCCAACCGGCGGGAAGTTCGGCGGATATAACACGGGCAAAGGCAATCCCGGCGAATACGGCTATGGCATTGAACAGTCCACCGTATCTGCCGACTTCGTGTTCGGTCTTGACGACTTCACTTTTGAAGGTTGGTTCTGGAAGTCTTCGCCGCAAACCTACGGCGGCAATATCTTCGGCATGACCAACGGTCTGTCGTTCCGTCTCTACTGTCTTAGCAACGGACAGTTGGGCCTTCAAATGGGTTCTGACGGAACGACCGCTAACATAATCAACACAACTACTGGGCTTGGTTTTGTATCCCAGTCGGGGTGGACGCATTTGTGCCTTGAACGGCACAACGGTGTGTTCAGGCTTTACGTCAACGGACAGATGACCCGGAAGATCACCGGGTTTGAAAGCACCCCGCTATATCCTCCGAACCTTCCGCTTAAACTGGGCGGGGGCGTAGGAACCCCGGAGATCAACACCCACGCCCTTCGCATGGATGACTTGCGCGTAACTAGGGGGGTCGCTCGTTACGCACATGACGGCGGCTTTCTCGTGCCAACTCGCGCCTATCCTGTCGGCACCGTCGTCCCGCCGGAGAATATCGAGATTGACACCCTCCCCGGCGGGTTGGAAGTCGCCGGATCGACGCCGGGTGTGGTGGCGGCGACGAACGTCAACCCCGTGGCCGGAGAACTGGTCGTTCAGGGCGCTACCCCGTCTCTCGTCGTAGACGAGTTTGTGGCGACGCTGCCCGGCGAACTGATCTTCACTGGATCGGCCCCTACGATCTCGTCTACCGTCAACGTCCTCAACGGCGACGCCTTGCAGATCACGGGCGGAACGCCGTCGCTGTATATCGGCACCGTCATCTTGACGACGCAACCGGCCGCTCTTGAAGTGACCGGATCGACGCCTGCTATCTTTAGCGAACTCGCGTCCATTGTCAGCCAGCAGGCCACGCTCACCCTCGCCGTCCCGCCGCCGCCCGAAGTCCGGGCAACCCAGCAAGCGGTCCTCACGGCGGCCAAGGTCATTCCGCCGTCGAACTTGAGCCAGTTCGGCGCGCTGACGCTCGGCAAGGTGATCCCGCCGATCAAGGTCACGCAGATGGCGAACATGTTCCTCGTCAAGCCCGTGATCCAACCGGCGATCCTGCCGGAGCCGGAAGTCGGCGGCAAGGAGACGTGGACGTGGCTGACGGACACTCTCGTCGCTGACGACGGGACGGAACAGCGGATTGCTCTGCGCGATCACCCGCGTCGTAGCTTCTCCGAAAAGATCATCTACGACGACTACGAACTCGTCACCCGCCATGTCCAGTTCATGATGGATCGCTTCGGCGAGACGTTCGTGCTGCCGCTCTACCACTACCGCGTCAAGCTGACGCTGCCGCCGCAACCGAACGACAACTACGTCTACTTCGACACGAGCCGCATGGACGTTCGTCCGGGGGCCTATGTCTACCTGTATGACGGAGAGCTTTTCCAACTCTGCCGCGTCGTCCGCGTGTTCGACAACCGCGTCTACGTCGATCTGCCTATCCTCTACGACTTCTCGAACAACGTGCGCGTCATGCCCTGCGCCGTGTGCGTCGCCTCGAACAATACGTCGTTCGACCGGAAGAACCCGGACTACTATGGCACGATGACGCTGAACGCCGAAGAAGTCGTCGTCACCCCGTTCATCCGGGACGGCAACGTGCAGACGCTCACGACCTATGACGATCTGCCGGTGCTGAACAAGCGCCCCATCGGCACCGAGTTTGACAGCGCCCACGATACCGGGCTTGAGCGGATCGACTACAGCACCGGCCCGGTCTCCCTGCGGAACCCGTGGAAGCATAGCCAGAACGTCCTCAACAGGCGCTTCATCGTCCACCGTAGGCGGCCGGAGGACTTGGACTGGTGGAAGCGGCTGGCGGACTACGCCAAGGGGTCGCAGAAGCCCTTCCTGCTGCCCTCCGGGCGTCAGGACTTCGAGATCGTCACCCCGGCCGCACAGGGCGGCAAGAAGATCACCGTGGACGGCATCAGGTATGGTCCGTCCTTCTTCGGCCACAACGCCTTCCGGCGCATCGCGATCTCGTCGGCTGCGGGCGTTCACTACGCTACCGTCTGGTCAGCGACGCGCGAGGGCGATAAGAACGTCCTCCACTTCACCCCGCCGTATCCCACGGGTCCGGGATGGTCACAGGGGCAACAGGTGTCGTTCTTGCTGCAAGTCCGTATCGGAGACGACAAGGTGGAGTTGGAACACGACCGCCTGCACTCCTTTGTGGACCTGAACCTGCGAACGGTTGATGACGCATGACCTATACGCAGTCCGAGACCAGCCAGCACCGGGGCAAGCCACGCGAACTGTATAAGTTCGTCGGCACCTATGGGAACTACTATTACACGTCCCAGCAGGAAGACGTGGTATACGATGACGGCGAGGGAGCGAAGACCTACAAGGCTGCCGCTTTGAAACGCGGCAACGTCAAGATCGGCACCCACGAGGACGACGGTCTGGACATGACCATCGACTTGCCGGTGTCGGTCCCGGTCGTGCAGGACTACGCCTTCAAGGTCGCGCCGCCCAAGCTGCGCTTGACGGTCTACCGCTATCACACCTTGGACGACGTGAAGGTTCACTGGGCTGGGCCGGTCACAAACATCCGCGTCTCGAAGGGCACGGCGACGATTAAGTCTCCGTCGATCCTGTCCTACGCGCTGTCCGGGTCTTGCCCGTCCGTCTACTATCAGACGCCGTGCAACCGCATCCTCTACGACGAAGGCTGCAAGGTCAGCAGGCCCGCGAATACGCTGACGACTACGATCACCGGGATCAACAACCTGACGCTCACGCTGGCGTCGAGCGGCGGCTTCCCGAACAATCACTTCCGGGCCGGTGAAGTCGTCCTGCCTTCGGGCGAGCGTCGCATGATCGTGGCGCACTCCGGCACCAGTGTCACGATCAACTATCCGTTCTCGCAGGTAACGCGCGGGCAATCCTGCGATGTCGTCGCGGGCTGCGATCACGCCTACGAAGGCGACTGCAAGAACAAGTTCGACAACCAAGTTCAGTTCGGGGGTTTCATGTTCATCCCGAACGTCAACCCCTTCTCAAACGGTCTGACGTAATGTGGTTCGCGCTCGCCATCGCCGCTGCCGCGTTCGTCGTGGCTGCCCTGTTTGCTCCGAAGCCGAAGATCGAAAACGCCAGATCGGCGTCGCTCGACGACTTCTCCTTCCCGCGCTCGGACGAAGGCGATCCCGTGCCTATCGTCAAGGGCACCACGCGGATGATGTCGCCGAACACGATCTGGATAGGGGCGTTCAGATCGCAGGCCATCACGGAGAAGGTCAAGACTGGTCTGTTCTCGTCGAAGAACCAGATCGTCGGCTACAAGTATTTCATCGGCCTGAACTTGGCGCTCGCGCTGGGGCCGGGCATCCGCTTGAAGCGCATCTGGTTCGGAGAGAAGGTCGTCTGGACGGCGGGCGAAGGCGGCACCCATCGGATCGAAGTCTGGAAGGACGCCAACTACGGGTCCAAGAGCCTCGTCTTCACGTCGGCCGTGGCGAACCTGAACGGCATCGGTCTGAACGACGGCATCAGTTCGTTTAGGGCGCTGGG